GAACGTAAGAACGATTGCAGGCCAACAGGATATCTCAAAACAAGCAATTGAAAGAGGAACAGGCATTGACCAGTTCATCATTCAAGACCTTATTCGTGGATGGCACACAACACTTGACAACCAGATCCTTAACGGTGATGGTAACTCAGGTGCAATGCTTGGTATCCGTCAAACATCAGGTATCAACGATGTTACATTCACAGAAGCATCACCTACAGTTGCGGAATTGTATCCAAAATTGGCAGATGCTTACCAGTTAATTCAAACATCTGTATTTCAAAATCCTACACACTGGATTATGCACCCACGCCGTCTAGCATTCTTGCTTGCAGGCGTAGATGGTTCACAACGTCCACTCGTTCTTCCAGCCCTAAACGGCCCAATGAACGCAGTTGCAACAGGTGCAGGATCAGCAGCATATGGTAACTCAGGTTACACAATGCTGGGTCTACCTATCATCGCAGATGCAAATGTTACAACAACAGCAGGTGCTGGTACTAACGAAGATCAGATCTACTGCGTAAATGCAGGAGAACTACACCTTTGGGAGCAAGCAGGATCACCATTCGCATTAAACTTTGATGCAACTGGTGCAGGCTCACTCACAATCAAGTCTGTAGTCTATGGATATGCAGCATTCACTGCTGGTCGTTATCCAGGAGCAGTTTCCAAAATTTCTGGAACTGGTCTAGTAGCACCTACATTCTAGTCTAAACATTTACTTAGGGTTAGGCCTTAAAACCTAGCCCTAGGTAATACCTAGAGCAATCTAAGGGTAGGGCAGGTCCGCCACCCGCCCCTCAATGCGGTCCTGTCCTATTTAAGAAGGGGTAAAAATGAAAAAACTTAAAAAAATATTTAAAATTAAAAAACAAACAGCAACAGCACTACCTAAGACAGAGAAAGCAATGTTGCCCAAATTGGAGAAGAGGAGTAAATGAGTAGACCTACAATTAATACTAACATTCAGCCAACTAATGTCTATACGACTTTGGCAGATGTAAGGAATGCACTGCAAATTGAAGACAGTATTGATGATACTGATATTCAAGCAGCGATTCTTGCTGCAAGTCGCATGATTGATGACTACTGCCAAAGAGGGTTTTATCAAGAAGGCACATTAGCATCACCTGTAGTTAAATATTACACACCAGTAAGTCCGTGGTATTTAGAAATAGATGACCTTATTCAACCAACAGAGATAGCATCAAGAGCAAATCAATCTGGACCATTTACACAAATTTGGGATCTAGATACAGATGTTATGTATGAACCTATTAATAATCCAGAATTAGGAAGACCTGTAACCAGACTATTAGCAGTTAGAACATATGTTTGGCCATACTTCTTTCCACAAACAGTTAAAATAACTGGCGTATGGGGTTATTCATCAATTCCATATGAAGTAGAATTAGCCTGCAAGATACAGGCATCAAGATTATTTGTTAGAAAGCAATCTCCATTTGGTATTGCTGGATCTGTAGAATTGGGAACAGTTCGTTTAAATTCTCGTCTAGATCCAGATGTTGAGATGCTTCTTAAGACATACCGCAGAAACTTTGGTTTGGCATACTAATGTTAAATATTGGTCCTGTAAGAGATGCGCTAAAAAAGAATTTACAAACTATAACACGCTTGCGTGTATACGACACAATCCCAGATGTGGTAACTCCACCTGCTGCAGTGGTTGGTCAACTTGATTTTACATTTGATATAGATAATGCTCGTGGCTTAGACCAAGCATCTGTAGATATCTATGTAATTGTACAAAGAATATCAGAAAGAACAGCACAAGACAAACTTGATGAATTTTTAGCAGGTACTGGAGAAGGATCTATTAAAACTGCTCTAGAATCAGACAGATCGTTAGGTGGCCTTGTTGATACACTAAGAGTTATAAGTGCAGAAAGTGGTACATATACTTCTGGTGAGCAATCTTTCTTATCATATCGCTATAACCTCGCAATTTGGGGCTAAGGAGAATAATGGAATATACAGTAATCTCAAACAAAAAAGTTTGCGGTAAGGTAAAAGATGAGAAACTTACCAAAGATGATATACTTGACGCAGGTGGAAATGTTGAATTTCTTCTTGCAGCAGGACATATTAAAGCCGCAAATGCAACAAAAGCAACACCAGCACCAAAAGAAATAAAAGAAATAAAAGAAGTACCACAAGTAACACCACAGGAAGAAGTTCCTGTTTTTAACTCAGTAAATAACGAACAAGGAGATAACAAACCATGGCAAGATTAGTATTAACTAATGTTGAAGTAACAATCGCAAACGTAAGCCTTGCAGATCGTATTGCTTCAGTAACACTTGGAAGCACATATGATGTTTTGGACACCACTGCATTCAAAGGCGGAAATGTTCCATCAGCAGCAAGAGAGCGTACAGCAGGACTTGTTGATAACTCAGTAACACTTGAGTTCCACCAGGACTTCGCAGCAGGAGAAGTAGAAGCAACAATTTATCCATTATTGGGTACAGTTGCAGCAGTAAAAATTCAGCCAGTAAACGGCGCAATCTCTGCAGAAAATCCTGAATATCAATTTAATGTTCTTGTTTCAGAGTGGACACCGCTAAATGGTGCAGTTGGCGAACTTGCTACTGCTTCAGTTACATGGCCAATCACAGGACCAATCGTTAAGGATGTAACTCCTTAATCATGGCTAAATTAGTCTTAACAAATCCTTATATAGAAATTGATGCTGCAGATTTATCTGATCATATATCATCAATTAGTTTAGGGACGACTTATGACTTATTTGAGACCACACAAGTAGGAGATATTGCAAAAAAATTTGTTGGAGGCCTTGAAAATAATACTTTAGGTCTTGAAATCCAACAAGATTTTGCATCAAATGAAGTTGAAGCCATAATATATCCTAATAGAGGTTTATTGGTTAATTGCAAAGTAAGGCCCACAGCGGCTGTACGAAGTGCAACAAACCCTGAATATACCTTTCAAGTACTCGTCAGTGAGTGGACACCACTTAACGGAGGAATAGGAGAATTATCAACCATAACAGTTAATTGGCCAATATTTGGCGCAATAACTAAAACAACATAACAACCTGAAGGGGTAAAAAAATCATGGATGGACTACAAATAAAAGTAAAAACTACTGACGGTACAGAGGGCACATACACCCTACGACCAAAGTCAATAGTTGCTTTTGAACAAAAATTTGGAAGAGGTTTTGCTAAACTTCTTAGTGAAGATCAAAAACTTGAACATGTCTACTTCTTAGCCTTTTGTGCTATGAAAGATGGTGGAAAAGTTGTAAAACCTTGGGGCGACTCATTCCTTGACACATTAGATAGTGTTGAGTTAGTTGTAGACCCAAATTCCGAATCCACAGAAATAGCCTAACCTATACGGTAGCAATGATTTCTGTGGAGACAGGATTATCTCCAAATGATTTGCTTGATGCTCCTGATGGAATACTTGAAGCAATCGTTATTTATCTCAAGGAGAAGAACAGGAATGCTGGTGGGTAATGAGTAAAGATGCTATAGTGCTAACAGGTGTCAAACAGACACTTGCGGCATTAGAAAACTTTGATAAAGATGCAGTTAAGAAATTTAACAAACTTGTTAGTTCTGAATTGCGTAATGCTAAAAAAGATGCACAAGGTTTTGTAACAGCAGAGCCTCCACTTAGTGGATGGTCTACTCAACCCGCTAGCAAACCTCGTTCTCGTGGTGGTGCTGGATGGCCTGCCTGGGATCAAAGTATTATTAAAGCGGGTATTAATACATCAAGGGCTGAAAGAAAAGTAAGAAAAGACTACACTACTAGTGCTGGTGCTTTAGTTAATAAGTCAGCAGCAGGTGTAATATATGAATTGGCTGGAAGAAGAAACAGAAAAGGCGTGTTTGTTAAAAACCTGGAAGGTCAGGTAGGAAATGCCTCTCGTTTAATCTGGAAGTCAGTTGATAAAAATAGAAGCAGAATTGAACAAAATGTTTCACAAGCATTAGATAATCTTAAATTAAAATTACAAACAAATTTAAACAAGGAGCGAGGATAACATGACAGTTGGTGCAGTAGTAGCACGAATCCTCACGCAGTATTCAGATAAAGGCTCTAAGGCTGCTCAAAAAGATATTGCAAGACTTGAAAAGAAAATTTCTGCTTTTGGAAAGAAAGCAACAAAGTCTCTTGCACTAGCAGGAGTAGCGACTGCTGCTTTTGCAGTAAAACTTGGTGTAGATGCAGTAAGGGGTGCAGCAGCAGATGAAAAGCAACAGGCTGCATTAGCAACAGCGTTACGCAATACTGTAGGTGCAACAGATGCCGCAATTGCTGCAAACTCTAGATATTTAGATTCACTTGAAGTACAAGTTGCTATTGATAATGAAAAACTTATTCCTGCTTTACAAAAATTAGTAACTGCAACAGGAGACTTAACTCAAGCACAAGGTTTGCTATCCTTAGCAACAGATGTTAGTGCTGCATCAGGAAAAGATTTAGATTCAGTTTCAACAGCCCTTTCAAGAGCAGTAGGCGGAAATTTCACAGCACTAACAAGACTTGGATTACCTCTTGATCAGGCTGCTATTAAAGCAAAAGATTTTGCAAAAATACAAAAAGATTTAGCACAGATAAGTCGTGGACAGGCATCAGCGGCAGCCAATACATTTTCAGGTAAATTAGAATCATTACGACTTAGATTTGCACAAGTATCAGATAAATTGGGTGCAGCATTAATTCCTGCTATTGAAATTCTTGTTAAATATATTGAGTCAGACGTTGTTCCTATGCTTGATGTTTGGATTGGCAAGAACGAAGATGAATTAAACAAGGCTCTTACAGGAACTGTAGAGTCTATTAAAGAGGTAGTAGAGGCTTTTAAAGATATTTATAACGTAATCAAGGGTGTCAACGCTATCCTGCCGTTTGGTCTTGGAGGATGGATTAAGTTAGTTGTAGCAATTAACGCCTTTAGCGCAGCAGCAGGTGTGGCAATGATTGCAGCAAAGAAGTTTAAAGACCTTAAGCAGTTGGCTGGTCTCACAAGAGGCAGCACAACAGCATTTGCTGCTTTAAAAACTGAATTAGGATTCTTCCGTGGTGCAACCGCAAAGGTTATAGAGTTTTTCCAAAGAGTTGGTGTTTGGGCTAACAAGTCAAAAGGTGTTCTTGCACTTACAATTAGAGGATTTACAGGTCTAAAAAACGTATTGGTTATGACTCCTTGGGGTAGGGTTGCTAGTCTTATTATTGCTTTAGGCTATGCAATTAATCAACTTTCAAAAGAATTCAAGTCAGTTGACATTGCTAAAAATAAATTTTTTGATTTTATTTCAAAAGCAGCACCATTTCTTGCTGCAATGGGTCTAACAACATTTCTTACTAAAGACGCAGTTAGTTCGCTTAATAAAACTCAAATAGAAGGTGCAAAAGCATCTGCAAAAGCACTTGAGGCACAACTTGATCGTACTAGAGAAAATCATGCAGAAGTAGTTAAGCAAGCCCGTACTGCTGCTGAGTTGGCAAAAGACCAAAAAGAACAAGCCGCATACGAAGCCAAGTTTGCAAAAGAAAAAGCCAAGTCAGATGCAATAGAAAGAAAAAATATTGAACTAAGAAATAGACTTGAAAAGAAGTTTGGTCTTAGACTTACAGATCAAGATGAATATGAAAATATTCAACTTACTGCAGTAGAAATGTTACAAAAGAAACAAAAAGATGCTGATGCTGCACTATTAGAAAGACTTAAGGCAAGAAAAGAAGAAATTCTTTTATTTGAAGCATTAAATCAAAATGCTGAAAGATATACAGATTTACTTACAGTATTATCAGATAAACAAATTAGCAGTGAAGAAATTGCAGTTCTTGCTAAAAAATGGGGCATGACAACTGATGCAGTAACATCATACATTTTTACAATATTTGCTATTAAAGACCTGACAATTTCAAGCGATGAAGTTAAAGCACTTGCAAGTAGTTGGGGTATAACAATAAAGCAGGCTGAACAGTATCTTGATTTCTTTAATGCATTAAATGATGGAGTTCTTTCTGAAACAGAAATAACCAAACTCATGAATAAGTGGATGCTTACCAGGACAGAGGCAACTAAGTATGCTGACTTTGTTTCAAAAATTGGTGATGGAAAACTTGATGATAGCGAAATCACAAAACTAAAAAGTACTTGGGGTTTAACAACTCAACAGGTTGTTGACTATATCAAAAAAATTGGTGGCAAGGTTGATGCAACTGGAACTATTCTTAGTGCTGGAGATATTGCAGCCCTTGGTTGGACAAATGCTCTTACTGCCCTGCAAAAATATCTTAATGCACAAGCAAAAGGCGCAGGCGCAGCAGTACCGACAACACCTGGACCTGATCTAGTTTCCCTTGAAGAAAATGCTGCACGACTACGAGAGGTTACAGCAAAACTTTTGTCTATGCAAGAAAAAATAAAAAATAAAGTAAAAATACCTGATGATGAACCTTCATCAAACTTTACTTATGGCTCTGGTAATCCACAATTCATGGAGCCAATAACAAAGGCATTCGGTGGTGGCGGTGGCGGTGGCGGTGGTAATTTTGCTTTTATGGCTAATGGTGGAATTGTTACTAATCCAACCCAAGCCATAATTGGTGAAGCAGGGGCTGAGGCAGTAATTCCTTTAAATCGTATCGGAAGCGTATTATCATCATTAACAGATTTGGAGGGTATGGGATCAGGTCGTAGTAATAATACAAATATTACAGTAAATGTTGCAGGATCTGTAACAAGTGAAACTGACCTAGTTTCTGCTATTAGAAATGGTCTTCTTGCTACGCAATTTAATGGTAACAGTTTGTCTATTAGGGCAATATAATGTCGTTACCTGTATTAAAAGTAGAAATTGACTTTGCTAGCGGTCCATCATTTTCATATCCAATTATTCTTGATAATACTACATTTGGTATTTTAGATACAGGTGTATTAGGAGATGCTCCAGCAGATCTTGTTGATGTTTCTTCTCAGGTACTAACATGCTCTACTCGTAGAGGTCGTAACCGTATTCTTACTAACTTTGAGGCTGGAACTGCGACGGTAACATTAAATGATCCTGACTCAGACTTTAACCCTCAAAACCCAGCATCGCCATACTTTGGAAAATTATTGCCATTACGTAAAATAAGAATATATGCAGAAACTGAGTTTGATGGAGATACAGTACAAGTAAATATATTTGCAGGATATATTACTTCATATGATACTAACTTTTATTCAGGAGTATATACAACTTCTACGGTAACACTGCAATGCGTTGATGGATTCCGCTTGCTAAACAATGTTTCTACTGGAACAGCACCAATTCCTGGAGCCACTGCTGGACAATTATCAGGTGCTAGAGTAGATACACTATTAAATTTTGCAGGTTTTCCAGATTCTATGACAACTACTGATGTTGGAAACTCAACAATGCAAGTTGATCCAGGAGGGGCTAGGACAGTTCTTGCTGCCGTTCAAACCGTAGAGCAATCAGAATTCGGAGCATTTTTTATGCAAAGATCTGGAAAAACAATATTTTTTGATCGTAACACTGTTGCT